ATTAAAAGTCGATCAAAAGGATCCCGATGATGCCAAGGCAGAGTGAGGAGCTTTTCCAGATGCCCGCTTTTGATGGGAAGGATGGAGAAATCCAGAAGTTCGCAGTCTTTCATCATCTGTGAAATCGGTGCTGGAAGATCAAGCTTTCCAAGACTGCTCTTGATTGTTATTTCCCAGAAGGAAGCAATGCTCACATAAACACTTTCAGCTGTTTCAATTTCAGCATTCACCTTTTCTGGCAGTCTGGTGGGATCATTTACAAACCAAAGGAATGTGTGTGTATCAAGCAATAGCATCACATATACTCCTGAAAGTCGCTAAGCGGGGCGTCAAAGTCATCTGCGATACGAATTTGCCCATGATAAATTCCGCCAGTGCGTTTTTTTCTCTTTCCCTGCTTTGTTTCCGTTGCATTTCTGGTGATTTCAATCTTAAGGAACCGCATGTAGCGTACGACTTCCATTAACGCTTCATCGGTCATTCCTTCGGCTTCTTGAACGATGAGATCCAATGCCATGCGATCACCTCCTATTCGCCATTTAAGTATCCCCCAGAAAGTCTTAAATGTCAACAAAAATCTGAGGAGTGAGACTGAATGAAAAATCCCTTCACCGCCCTGTTCCGTGCGCGTGACAAGCCCCAGGACAGCGTCAGCGCCGCTCCGACCTTCTACTTCGGCACCAGCGGTTCCGGGAAGCCGGTCAACGCGAGTACAGCGATCCAGCTTTCCACGGTTTACGCCTGCGTCCGGGTCATCTCGGAAACAGTCGCCAGCCTGCCGCTGGGTGTGTACGAAGCCAAGGAAGACGGAAACCGGAAGGCAACAGAGCATCCGTTGTACCTTTTGCTCCATGATGAGCCGAACAGCGAAATGACATCGTTTATCCTGCGGGAAGTTATGCTGGCGCACCTGCTGCTCTGGGGAAACAGCTACTGCCAGATCATCCGTTCCGGACGAAACCAGGTCACAGGCCTGTACCCGCTCCTGCCGGATAAGATGACGGTAGACAGGGATAAGAAAGGCATCCTGACTTATATCTACATGACTAGCACAGGTGAACAGGTGGTGCTGTCCCCTGAGGATGTCCTGCACATCCCCGGCCTCGGCTTTGACGGGATTATGGGGTACAGTCCCATCGCGCTGGAGAAAAACGCCATCGGCCTCGGCATTGCATCTGAGGAATACGGCAGTAAGTTCTTCTCCAACGGCGCACGGCCTTCCGGTATTCTGACGCACCCGAATACTGTGAAGAATCCGAAGGCCCTCCGGGAAAGCTGGAACAGTGCCTACGGCGGATCTTCGAACAGTAACCGTGTGGCCATACTGGAAGAAGGCATGAAGTTTGAGCCAATTGCCATCCCGAACAATGAAGCGCAGTTTCTGGAAACCCGCAAGTTTCAGGTGGATGAGATTTGCCGGATCTTCCGGGTGCCGCCTCATCTCGTGGGCAATTTGGAGCACGCGACCTTCTCCAATATCGAACACCAAAGCATCGACTTCGCTGTCCATACCATCCGGCCCTGGCTTGTCAGAATCGAACAGGCTATGAACCGCGCTCTTTTCTCCGCTGAGGAGAAGGGGCGCTTTTATGTGCAGTTCAATATCGACGGCCTGATGCGCGGTGACTACAAATCTCGCATGGAAGGCTATGCGATTGCGAGACAGAACGGCTGGATGTCCGCCAACGATATCCGGACGCTGGAGAACCAGAACCCCATCCCCAAGGAAGAAGGCGGCGACGCCTATCTGGTCAACGGCAACATGATCCCCATAACGACTGCAATGCAGCAGCCTGCCGGGAATGCCAAAGAAACGAATCCTACTCAATCCAATCCTGAAAGAAGGAGGAATCCCTGATGCGACACTTTTGGAACTGGGTCCGCAACGAAGATGAGTCCCGCACCTTGTATCTGGATGGTGTGATCGCGGAAGAATCCTGGTTCTCCGATGATATCACGCCCGCCATGTTCAAGGAGGAGCTCTTCGCCGGAAACGGCCCCATCACCATTCACCTGAACTCCCCGGGCGGCGATTGCATCGCGGCCAGCCAGATCTACACCATGCTCATGGACTACAAGGGCGACGTGACCATCCAGATTGACGGCATGGCGGCTTCTGCGGCTTCCGTCATCGCGATGGCCGGTACGCATGTGGTCATGAGTCCTACCAGCCTGATGATGATCCACAATCCCTTCACGATGGCCATGGGCGATACGGAAGAGATGCGGAAGGCCATCCAACTGCTGGATGAGGTGAAGGAAAGCATCGTGAATGCTTACCAGATCAAGACCGGGCTGAGCCGTGAAAAGATCTCCCAGCTCATGGACAGCGAAACGTGGATGAACGCCCTGAAAGCCAAAGAGCTCGGCTTCTGCGATGAAGTCCTGTACATCGGCGCGGAAGACCTGCCTGAGAACATGGCGGGTTATACCTTCGAGCGGAAATCCGCTGCGGCTTGTCTCATGAACCGGGTGATCGCAGCTATGCCCAAACTGGTGAATGTGGTGAAGGATGAATCCGAGCAACCACATGATCCGGAAACCACTCCGGAGGAACCCAAGGAACCCGAAACCGTTACCCCTGACAACCGAGTGAAAGCGGCAGACCTGGAGAAAAGGCTGTCGCTCTTGAAATGATGAAGGAGGATTTCATTATGAATCAGATTCTTGCTCTGCGCGAAAAGCGCGCTAAACTGTGGAACGATACCAAGGCGTTCCTGGACAGCCATCGCGGAGACGATGGTATGGTATCCGCTGAGGACAATGCGACCTATGAGAAGATGGAGGCCGATGTAGTCACTCTCGGCAAGGAGATCGAACGGCTGGAGCGTCAGGCTGCGATTGACCGCGAAATGGATCAGCCGACAGCTGTGCCTCTGGTTTCCTCTCCTGTTTCCCGTGCCCCTGAGCAGAAGGTAGGCCGTGCTTCCGATGAGTACAAGAAGGCTTTCTGGAACCAGATGCGGGGCCGGAGCTCCTATGAGATCCGCAATGCGCTGCAGGTCGGTGAACTTTCCGAGGGTGGATACACTGTTCCGGATGAGTTTGAGCGCCAGCTGATCGAAGGCCTCGAGGATGAGAACATCATGCGCGGCCTTGTGCACACCATCACCACTGGGTCCGGTGAGCATAAAATTCCGCTGGTGGCTTCTCATGGTACCGGATCCTGGGTGGAAGAGGAACAGCAGATCCCTGAGAGCGACGATTCTTTCAGCCAGGTCACCCTGTCCGCTCATAAGTTTGCCACTATGATTCGGATCAGCCGTGAACTGCTGAATGACTCTGCTTTCGATCTGGCTGCCTATATCGCTCATGAGTTTGTGCGCCGGGCCGGTGCTGCTGAAGAGCAGGCTATCCTGACCGGTGATGGATCCCATAAGCCTATCGGTCTGCTGCATAGCACGCTGGGCGCTCAGGTGGGTATTACCACTGCGTCTGCAACGGCGATCACGGCGGATGAACTGATCGATATGCAGCACAGCCTGAAATCCGGTTATCGCCGGAAGGCTTGCTGGATTATGAACGACGCTACCATTTCCGCGATCCGGAAGCTGAAGGATGGACAGGGACAGTATATCTGGCAGCCGGGCATCAAGGAAGGCGCTCCGGACATGCTCTTCAACCAGAAGGTGCTTATGTCCAACTATATGCCCCTGATCGGTTCCGGCAATAAGGTCATCCTTTACGGTGACTACAGCTATTACTGGCTGGCCGAACGCGAAGGGCGGACCCTGGAGCGTCTGAATGAGCTGTTCGCTGTGACGGATCAGGTTGGTTTCAAGATGACTGAACGTCTGGATGGCCGCCTGATCCTGCCTGAAGCGGTGAAGTGCCTGCAGATGAAGGCCTGATAATGACCAGGGAAGCCGTGTGAATATGCGGCTCCCCTTACTGAGGAGGAATTGAGAATGCCGAACACCCATATTACAAAGAATTTCTTTGCTCATGGGGGAAATGAACTGGTTATCGGCGGCAAGCTGACTTTTCTGGATGGTGCGGAGGTTGAAAACTTTCCCGGCAGTACGAGCGGAAGTGCCGCGTCCGGCACCGCTCCTTATGTGGCTGACAGCGAGGCGACTACTGTTGCCAACCTGAAGGCAGACTTCAACGGCCTGCTGGCTGCGCTGCGTACCGCCGGAGTGCTGTCCGCGACCGCGCCTGCAGCGACGGAGCCTGAAACCACTGATCCTGAAACGCCTGCCGAAGGAACCGAGGGCGGTGGTACCTGATGATCGTCACCATTGATGAAGTCAAAACCCATCTGCGAATCGAGCATGATGAGGAGAACGACTACATCGAAAGTCTGATCAAACAGGCTCAGGCTGAAGCGGAGGATTACTGCCGGGTATCCTTTGAGGAACCTGACGAGGAAGGTAACATTCCCGATGCTCCTGAGCCTGTGCGGTTGGCTGTGATTCTCATGGCCAGCTTCTACTATGAGAACCGGGATATCCCGGACATGACCACTTACAAAGCGACCCGGATGGCGTTTGACAATCTGCTGTACCGGTACCGTGATCCCGAGAAAATGTTCTGACGGAGGTGATGCTGTTTGCGTGGTTATAAGAACTTCGAAAGTGACCCGCATCCAGGGGATCTCCGACACAAGATTGAGATCGGGTACACCGAGAACCAGATCAATGAGAACGGCTATCCTGAGCCGACGGATGTTGTGGTCTGCAGGGTCTGGGCCGCTGTGACGGATGCAGGAAACCAGCACTATCGCAGCGCCGACGTCATGAACACTGAGGCCGTCATCAACTTCACCATCCGGTACCGGGAAGACATCAAGCCCGGAATGTGGGTGCGCTTTCAGGGAGAGAAATGGAACATCTCCACTCTGGGCGAGTACAGCTTCAAACGCACCTATCTGGGTCTGAAGGCTTCCATTGCCAAGGGGGTGAGCGGATGAGACAGGTACAGCAGGCGCTCAAGGATATCGGAATTCCGGTTTACGCTGGCGTATGGCGGGCAACATCCCCGAATCAGAACCCGCCAGTGCAGTACTGCGTTTATTCCACCACCACTACGGAAGCATCCCATCAGGATGATCACGTTTCGTCCATCAGAACCTATGTGTATCTGAACCTGTGGAGTGATATTGATCCGACCGACATGGCGGATACGATCCGGGCAGCCATGTATGCCTACGGCTTCTTCATGGTAGAAGAATCCGACAAGGGCTATAACCAGCCTGCGTATGACACAGCTACCCGGCAGTACACGGTTCAGTGGACATGGTGCTGGAGGGAGGATGTGGACTATGGCAATTGAACTGCGCGGCTTTGATGATCTGAAGGATGATCTGGTGAACATGGCTTATGCGCTGGATCAGGGTCCCGGTGTCAATCGTGCCCTGAAGGCCGGCGCTGTTCCCATCGAACAGCAGATGCTGCATAACGCCAGCACGGACCCGAAGATCATCACAGATGCCCTTCACTCTTCTATTCACACCGGCAAGGTCAAAAAACGGCGCGGCAGCGGAAAGCAGATCACCATCGGTGTCCACCACTCCGAGAACGGTGCATACTACGCTAATCCTGTGGAGTTTGGACACGGCGGCCCTGCTCCAGCTCCCGCGCATCCTTTTGTCCGTCCTGCCTTTGATACCAGGGCCGAAGAGGCCTACAACGAAATGAAGCGTGTCCTTCGGGACGAGCTGAAGAACAAATAAACATGGAGGTAAACGACTATGGCTAACACTCCTGCTGCTTCTCCGAACGTTTCTTCCACGGTCGGTCTGAAGAATGTGGTGATTGCGCCGCTGACGGTCGACACCGAGGAAACCCTGACCTATGGAGATCTCCAGCTGGTAGCTGGCGCGATCGAAGCGACCATCACCCCGGAGAACTCTGACCCGGATATTCAGTATGCGGATGATATCGAATTCGATGTCCTGTATCCTGATCCGGAACTCACTTTTACGACCCGGATGGCGGATATTCCGCTGGCCATCCAGGAAATGATCTTCGGCAACGAGATCGACGACAATGGCGTCCTGATCCGTTCGGCTTCCGACAAGCCTCCGTATTTCGCGGTCGGCTTCAAGAGCGAGAAGTCCAACGGCAAGTTCCGCTATGTGTGGCTGTACAAGGTGCGGGCGAAGCCCCTGACCGAGAACTACGCCACCAAGGAAGGCACCACGATCACCCGACAGACCGGTGATGTGGAATGGACTGCCATCAAGCGCACCCATGACGGACGCTATCAGGCGGTTGCCGATGAGGGCGAGAACGGCTTCACGGCTGCGGCTGGCGAAACCTTCCTTGCCAGCGTGTACGCGCCCACCTTCACGCCCACTCCTTAACCAATACTCCGCTGCCGTAGGAAGCCCCTGCGGCAGCTATCTTTTTATGGAGGGAACGCTAAATGATCACCTGCACACTCGGTGAAAAGAAATATACCGTCGACTTTGTTTCCGGCAGAGCGCTTCGTGAAATGGAACCTGCCGCAAAGGTCTATGGCAGGCTGGTACGTCTGTCTCAGGATGCTGTGGAGGGCAAAGACGTATCCGCTG